CTACGGTTCCTGATATATCATAAGAGTCGCAACCAAACGCCCCCATGTGTTCATTACCAGGATATTTAATACCATTTTTAAGTACCACTTTGTTTTGTAACTGCTGAGGTGGAACCCAGCTAAGTTTAAATCTACCTTTTGGATCTGGATAGAATATTACTTGAGAATCTTTTATACCGTTAACCCATTGAAAATTACCAGTTGTAATTCCAAGTGTTCTAGACATTTCTTCGTTATAATCTATTTGCTCGTATATTTTAACAAGATTAAAAATAGAATTTTTAGTCTCATCTCTAAACGCGTGTTCTGTAGTTCTTGGAAACTGACGGTAAAATTCATTTAATGCATCCTGATCACCCTTTAAACCTTCGGCTTCGTTTTGCCAATGATCAACTACTCCAACATCTATTAATTCGCCATTTGGGTCGAATACATCTGTGTCAGGAGTATCGAAGACAGGAACTCCGTATTCGTTAATAAAGCCTTCGTAGTTCCATTCCATTGGGATGAACAAAGAGTATAGACCAGATTTTGTCTGACCATTTCTATTTCTTTTTGTGACGTCGGATCCGTTATATAGTTTTTTGAAATTCTCTCCACCTTTATCTAATGCGTTTGATGTCGAGCCCATCATACATTTACCAACTATTCTACTACCTAATCGTAAACATGTTTTGGTTACTCGCCAATTGTTTAATATATTATCGGGTCTTTCCCATTTACCACTTTCATCGTGAACAAGTAAATTTAGCTTTTCACCATCATAACTATTGTCACCTGTATTTTTCCAATCAATAGTAGTATCTAAACCTTCTATTTCTTCTAACTGTTCATTAGCAGTAATTTTTTTTCTTGTAAACTTACTAGCTGGTACTCTATATGCTAATTCTGTTTTAGGACGATCCATACCATCTTGAATCGGTTTAAAGAAAAAAGGATAATTAATACTAATTGGTACAACTTTATCTGTAAACATTTTTTTAGCGTCAGCACCTGTTTTAGAAAGTATACCATATCTACTATCACTTGATATAGTGGCTAAATTAACTGTTTCTGCAGATGACATAAAAGAAAAGCCTGATCTTCTGTTCTTTAGATAACACATACCGTAACATCTTTTGTCCGCTTTACAAGCCTCCCAGAATATAAAAAATAGTCTATTTGCTTCTCTAAAATCAGGTGCGCCAACATCAATTTTACTCCATTGTAAATACATATAATGAGTTCCTACTATATAAGTTGGTTTATTGTTATTCATAAACCAAAACCCTTCATCTCTTCTTTTAAACTCTTCGTCTATATAATCGTACCACTGTTCTTTTTGATCTTCAGGATAATTACGCCAATCAAATATATTTTTAAGCCTGCTCAACTCTTTAGGTTGTTCAAGCTTAACCCATTTATTTTTTTCGTGTTTAAATATATTTTTAGGTGGTTTAGGCAAGGCTATAGCTAGGTTTTGTATTTCTATTATTTCGCCTATTTGACCAGTTTTAGATATAACAACTATATCGTGCTCTTTGTCATAGCCATATTTCCATTTTTTACCTTTATTAAGTCTACTTATAGTGGTCTTTTTTACAGGCTCTATAGTTTTAACTAAACTTTGCTCGTACATTACCTAGATCTACCTTCTGCGAATCCTTTAAAAGTTTTTTTCTTTGTCTCTTCAGGTGTTTTTCCCTCAAGCAAGTTTTCTTCTTCTTGGATTCTGTTAAGTATTTCAAATGCATCAAATATAGCTAGTTTTTTAGTAGCCGCCGCGTTTTTTAATCTATCAGCTGATACATCGTCTTCTGTGTTTGTAATAATCTTTTCTTCCGCTACTTTGATTAATTCATCAACTGCTTTTCGCCCAGCTTGGATTATACTCTTCTTCGTCTCCTTGGTATTCATATTTAATTGTAATAAATTTAGATAAAACTCTATATAGTCTTTCGCCGTCAACTATAAATTCATATTCACTGTTAGGTGTAAAACCAACTAAACTATCTACATCTACAGCACCATCTGAATATTTAACCACACCTTGTAACGGTCTTTCTTGATCAGTGTTAAATTGATTTACTGCTTTCAAAGGTTTTACAAAACAATAACCTTTTGGAGCTATCCACTTTTTATCTTTTTTATATAAAAAAATTTGATCGTGGTTTATAAAATAAGTAGATTCATTAAAAAAACTTCTACTATTTTTTTCTACACCTTTTACATTATGCCATCTACGAAACACATTGTGGTGTACTATAACTGTATCACCTGGCTTTATATCTGTATCACCAATTATAGGTGTAGATATAACTTCTGCTTGCCTATTTACATATTGATGATTGAAGATCTCAGTATTAAGTATTAATTCTGAGTCTCCAACCTTTTTTGTATTGTTATATCTTTTTCCTTTTGGTGCTACAACAAAGTTGTAAACACTTTTCATTAGTACTCTAAATTGTACTCAACAGATACTGCCATGTTTTTATTAAAGTCTTTCCACGGTAATACATCTTTGTTTTTTTTAATATAAATAGAATACTTATCGTCTTCTTCTAATATATCACAAATAGTATGCCCACCGTAAACTTCTTGGCCAACAGCATAGTGCATAGCGTCGTTCTTGTAGTCTTTACCTACACTAATCTTCCTTATTAACTTCGCCATTTTCTTTTGAATAATTAATTGTACCCGTTGTAATGTCTATATCAGCAGTACCATAATCTTTTTCAAACTCATCTTTTATTTTACCTACACTTTCTTGCAGTACAGATATGTGGTGCATCATAGCGTGCTTTTTAGCCTCTATTTGACCTACTTCCATTTGAGTTCTATTAATCTCGTTAATAACATTTTGAACGTTTGTTA